ACACACATGGAAGCAAGTTGAGGTGATTATATGGGAAGACAACCGTTTAGAATGTTTCAAGCAGATGGCACTTTGAAAAGCGCAGCAGACATAGGTTCGGGTGGCGGAGGTGGTAGTAGAACCACATTACTCAAAGCGTTTGTAGATGGTTATGGTAAGAATAACAGTAGCGGAAATGTGACATCTTATCAAAACACATTGACCACAGCGAATCACACTTCACAAAGCCTTTATTCCACAATAACACTCAGTAATGCTAACTACGAGGGAGCGCATGGTTATCCATTCATGGCTACTATGGATGGTAGTGTGACGAAGGTGAGGGCTAGATTTTATAGAGCAGAAACAGGTTCAGAATTGACTGACCCTAAAGTAAGGATAGGTATCTATGATGTCGATGAGGTAAGCACAGGTAGATTGCAGGTCACTGACCTACAGGGGTATTGGGATATGCCAACAGACTCAAGCGGCAATATCACAATCACAGGTCTTACGAGTGGTAGTGTTAGTCTGACTAGGGGAAAGATGTATTTCATAGCCTATGTTCTACTATATGACTATCAAGGTAGTTCATCCACTTGCGCTCAATTCGCTGGAAACTCTAGTGACTTTGAAAGGCAGTTGATACATGGCGTAAACTCAAATCCTACTAGGCAAATATACCTTTACGACCCTTCATTGGATCATACCTTACCTTCTACATGGGGCCATAGTGGAAGTTATTCTTTTGCTCCAAGCACAACCTACTTGAATAGACCGTGGTTCAACTTATATGCTTCATAGGTGATAAAATGGAAAGAGAGAAACCCGGAATACCCGTTAGGAATTTGATAGAGATAGTTAATGGCACACGCACTGAAAGCATGGAAGATATTAGTTGGGAAGAAGTAAGGGGGCATAGGAATGCTTGGTTGGTATTCACAGACATCTATGCTCTCAATGACTTACACAATAATTTGACAGTCCAACAACAAACAGAAATAAACACTTTTAGACAGGCTTTGAGGGATGCTACTAATCACGCTACTGCGAATGATGCGTGTGATAATTTCCCTACACCTCCAACATGGTTGTAAAACCACTTAAATATTTAGCAGGGAGTGAAAGAATTATGGAAAGAAGTTATTTCATAGCAAACCATATTGTAATATCATTGTTGATGGCGTTTACATTACTGTTATCGAAAGAAATAATAATGGA